TCACCAGCATGGGCATCATCGAGGCGATGCAGACGGTTCGCGTCATGTGGGAGTTCGGCTCGCTGCATAGCGTAGTATTCGAGGACGCGCGACTTCGCCGATGGTTCGGTGAGAAAGGACGTGAGGCACTGATGGGCGCCGGCTCGATCAGGCGCGACTGCTCTATCTGGCCCGAGTTCCTGGGTACGCTTTCCGGGCTACCATACAAAGCGGTCTCGCCACAGAACAAGGGGCGCAAGCTCGACGCCTCTGCGTTCAAGAGGTTGACCGGATGGGACGGTCGGACAAACGAGCATGGCCGCGATGCTGCAATGCTAATATTCGGGATCTGAGAATGCTAGACTTCAACCCCCACAACTACCAGGAACAACCAGAATGAGTATCAATGACCTGATCGCAAAGGCGAAAGAACTCGAAGACCTGCAACGCGTCATCGCAGAGAAGATCGAAGTCGCCCTTGCGAAGTCTGTCGCAGTAGACGCGATCAAGGCGCAAATGCAAGCGGCCGGCGTGACGATAGAAGACCTCGGCTATGGCAGCATCAAGCCCGCAACAGCCAAGCCCGCCACCATCAAGGCCAGCACCAGCCGCAAGGGACAACGCATCGAACCGAAGTACAGGGGGCCGAACGGCGAGACCTGGAGTGCCAGGGGCCTTAAACCCAGGTGGCTCAAGGAGGCACTCGCCGGCGGCGCAACGCTGGAACAGTTTCGTATCGCAGCCTGAAGTGAGCATTAAACCGGGCCCAAAGCCCACGGCAAGCCGGCAACACCGCTATCATGGTCGGCAGTCACTTGACGCGGATCAGCACCGGCACAATCCTTTCTGTGGGCCGGCAAGCGGCGGGCAGTGGCACTGAGCGAACACTGATATGCCACGGCAAAGCAAGCGGACGCCAGAACTTGAGGCTGAAGTACTCGCGCGCTTGTCTGCTGGCGAGCCGCTGGCGAATATCTGTCGCGACGAGCACATGCCGCACATGAGCACATGGCGACAATGGTGCAGAGCCGACGAAATATTAGACATCGCGCACGGGCGCGCGAGAGATGACGGGTTCGACGCCATCGCAGCAGATACCTTAGAGATTGCCGACGACGACCGCCGAGATTGGGAGGCGTTGACTGACGCAGACGGTAACGTGACCGGCATCCGCGTTGATGGCGAGCACGTCACGCGTTCAAAACTCAGGATCGAAACCCGGCTCAAGCTGCTGGCGAAGTGGGACCCCAAGCGATACGGCGACCGGATGACGCACGCAGGCGACCCTGACGCGCCGCTGAATCCTCGCCCGCTGGCTGGGGTGAGCACGCAAGACCTGACCGCGGCCCTTGCACGCCTGGGCCTGGGCGATGCAGAGCCTGGCTGACAAAGCAGCAGCGCGGGAGGTTGTCTTAGAACTGGCGAGGCGCGACTTGTGCATGTTCGCTGCGCGCGTCCCGGTCCCCGGATCCCCGCTGATAGATGCTGACGACGATGCGCGAATACCGCTGATCGAGACGCATCAGGCGAAGCACCATCAGTTGATCCTGCGCGAGATGCAGCAGTGCATGGAGACCCCGCACGGCCGGCTGATGATCATGGCTCCTCCTGGTAGTGCAAAGAGCACCTATGCCAGTGTCGTGGCGCCGACGTGGTTTCTGGGCACGCAACGCGACCGCAGAGTCATCCTGGCGAGCTACGGCGATGACCTGGCACGAAGACACGGCAGGCGCACCAGGCAGTTACTGCGCAGCCCGGAGGTAGCGGAGATATTGCAATGCGGGCTTGAGGCTGATTCACGGGCCGCTGATGAGTTCGGCCTGACGAATGGGTCGGAGTACATTGCCTGCGGCGTCATGGGCGGCGTGACTGGCAACCGGGCGCACGGGATCGTGATCGATGACCCGGTGAAGGGTCGCGAGCAAGCGGACAGCCAGACAATCAGGGATCGGACGTTCGAGGCATACGAGGACGACCTGTTGACCCGCTTGATTCCCGGCGGATGGGTGGTCATCATCAATACGCGGTGGCATGAGGACGATGTTTGCGGCCGCATCCTGCCATCTGATTGGGCTGGCGGGTCAGGTGACATCATGTGCCGAGATGGCAACGTGTGGCGCGTGCTGTGCCTGCAGGCTGAGTGCCAGACGCAGAGCGATCCTCTGCACCGTCCTATCGGCGGCATGCTGTGGCCCGAGTGGTTTGACGATAAGCACTGGTCGCATTTCAGGCTCAACCGGCGCACGTGGTCGAGCCTGTATCAGCAGCGGCCGGCGCCTGACGAGGGCATCCTGTTTCGACGCGACGACATGATGCGCTATGAAAAGGCGCCAGACGGTTTGCGCATCATCTCGGCCAGCGACCACGCTGTGACACCGGATGGCGGAGACTGGACAGAGCACGGCATTGCAGGGCTTGCACCAGATGGCGCGATCTATCTCCTGGACTGGTGGCGCGGCCAGACCGGGCCTGAGGAGTGGATCGAGCGCATGATTGACATGGTGATCCGGTGGAAGCCGCTGAAGTGGTTCGGCGAAACCGGGCCAATTAGGCGTGCGACCGAGGGCCGGATTCGTCAGCGATTGATTGATCGAGAGTCCAAGGTGGCGCTAGAGTGGTTGCCCCACATCGGCGACAAGCCCACGAAAGCGCAAAGCATTATCGCCACTTCGGGCATGGGCCGGCTGTTCTGGCCGCGTGCTGCGTGGGTTGCCGAACTGCAGCGGCAGTGCCTGGTGTTTCCGGCTGGCTCGCCAGATGACGGCGTGGATACGCTGGGCATGATCGGGCGGGGCGCTGACACTCTCGGCCGACCGGTGGCTGATGCAAAGCCGCGCAAACAGCCTGCCATCGCCGGCTCGTGGATGGGTTGACTGTGGTATTGTGTGTGCGCGCTCACTTAGGTACACTTTGCACCCATGATCGAGATTGCGCAGGAAATCCCGGCCGTGATGCGCTTTTCGCGTGATGTCGAATACACCTTCCGCCGTGGCCCGAACGCGGGCCGCGCGCTCAAGTACATCGGTCCTGGCGAAGGATCGTTCGCGGAGTTCGTGAAGGTCACGACTGCAGACGGGAGACCCTTTGGCGCACCCGAGGGCAACCGCGACGGGCACTGTCTCTCTGTGTGCAAGCCCGCTGATCTGGTGGTCAAGTGAAGGTCGGGCCACGCTCGCACGGGCCAGCATCGTTGCAGGTTCGTGTGAGCATGGCGCTGCCGAAGCACCTGCGCGAGCGGACCCGCGAGATCGTCAAGATACACACTCCGGCCGCCGAGCAGGGCAACGGGCACGCAACCGATCTGATGCGCGAGGTATGCGATGAGGCCGATCAGGCCGGTATCGTGCTGGTGCTCTGGCCGAGCCCATATGGTGACGACATAGCCCTGAGCGCCGGCATGCTGCGCGACTGGTATGCACGTTTCGGCTTCCGTCAGATCCAGTCCGAGCCTGTGATGATGGCCCGCGCGCCTGGGCTCTATACCCGGCTGGATCCTGTCTCCGCTGCTTGTGAGGCTATGCGTGGCTGACGGCAACACTCCCGCACCAGACGAAGCCGAAGGCACTGGCGACACGGCCATTCTTGCCGAGGCCCGCGACTATTTGCGCCTGTGCATCGCAGCCGACGACCAGAACCGCAACGCCGCGCTTGAAGACCTGACCTTTATCAGTGGCGAGCAGTGGGACCCGCGCGATCGACAGCAGCGGGCAGTCTCTGGACGGCCGTGCCTGACCATCAACAAGCTACCGACGTTCCTGCATCAAGTCACGAACGACCAGCGGCAGAACAAGATGGGAGCCAAGATTCATCCGGTCGGGGATGACGACGAGGAAAAGGCCGAGGTGGTTCAGGGCATAGTGCGCCATATTGAGTACGCCAGCAATGCAAGTGTTGCTACGGCCACGGCGGTAAACAGCGCGGCAACGATAGGGTTCGGGTTCTACCGCCTGATAACGCGCTACTGCGACGAGGAAACATTCGATCAAGAGATCGCGTTCAAACGCATTCGCAACGCCTTCACGGTGTACCTCGACCCGGGCGTGCAAGAGCTCGACGGCTCGGACCAGATGCGTTGCATGATCTCGGAGAAGATGCCGCGGCCCGAGTTCAAGCGCAAGTATCCGTTGGCTAACGCCTCTGGCGCTCAGGGTGTGCCGGCTGGCACTGGAGACCAGACCCTTGCGGACTGGCTGGGGTCTGACTTCGTACGGGTGTCGGAGTTCTACAAGGTGGAGCTGAGCCCGGCCTGGCTCGTGATGACGGATCAGGGGCCGATGTGGGAGGACGAGATGGCGAAAGTCATCCCTCCCCCGATGGTGCAGATGAAGGCCGGCAAGCCCATGCGTCGCAAGTCGGGTAAGCGCAAGGTCATGTGGCGCTTGTTGACCGCGGTTGACGTGCTGGAGACCGTCGAGATTCCGTGCCGATGGATTCCGGTCTTCTGCGTGTTCGGCGATGAGATCGACCTGGACGGAAAGGTTATCCGGTCGGGCCTGGTGCGACACGCCAAAGACCCAGCGCGGATGTACAACTACTGGATGACCGCGGCGACTGAAGAAGTCGCATTGCGCAGCAAAACCCCCTATATCGGCGCCGAGGGCCAGTTCTCGGGATACGAGGATGTATGGGCTGCGTCGAATACCAGCAGCTTCCCCTATCTCGAATACAGGCCGGTCACGCTCGACGGCACGTTGGCCCCTCCGCCGTCTCGGCAGCCGATGGCGGATGTCCCCATCGGCACGATCACGATGGCGCGCACGGCGTCGGACGACATTAAGGCCACGACGGGCCTGTTCGATTCAAGCATCGGGGCCCGTGGAACTGCCACCAGCGGCATTCAAGAGCGCGCCCAGCAGCTACAGGGCGACACGGCCAACTTCCACTATCAGGACAACAGCCAGATCACGTATCGCCACGCGATCAAGTGCCTGATTGACATGGTTCCTCGTATCTACGACGGAGCCCGTATCGTGAAGATCATGGGCGAGGACGAAAAGATCGAATCGAAGGCCATCAATGGCGCGACTGAAGACGCCGTGGACATCACGAATACCGAGTATGACTACACCATCAGCGTCGGCCCCGCGTACAGCACGGCCAGGCAAGAGGCCACCGATGCTCTGATCGAACTGGGCAAGAATTGGCCCAAACTGATGGATGTGGCCGGCGATAAGGTGGTCGGCTCGATGGACTTCCACGGTTCCGAAGAAGTCGCGGAGCGCATCAAGCGCACGATCCCTCCGGAAATCCTCGGAGAGCAGGAAAAGGAAGGCGAAGACGGCCAGCCGATGGTGATGACGGCGAACGGTCCCGTGACGATGGAACAGGCAAGCCGGATGATCGGCGAGCTATCGCAGGATGCCGAGATGTTGACCGGCGAGCTCGAGAAAGCCAGCAAGGGGATCCCGAAGGCGCAGATTGACGCCGAGACGACGATCCGCGTAGAGCAGATGAAGGCCGAAGCGCAGGCTAGGAGCGACGAGGCGGCCTACATGCGCGCGATGGATGTCGAGCGACTTAAAAATGAGTTCAAGGTGCAGGACACCATCATGCAAGCGCATATGCAAGCGCCAGAAGAGCCAGAAGAGCCAGAAGAGCCGGAGGAGCCAGAAGGCCCGTCGCCTGAACTGCTGCAGATCATGGACGGGCAGCAAGCCCTGGGCGCAGCGAATCAGCAACTAGCGCAACAGATGCAAGACTTGATGGCTGCAACGATGGCGCCACGCGAGCGCATTCCCGTCCGCGACCAGCAGGGGAACATTGTGCGGGTCATCGACCGTGTGATTGAACCATCGGGGCAGGCGTGACTTTATAGGACTCCAGACGGGTATCCGAAGAAAATCAAAGGGGTGAGAGCATGACAGACCAACAGAACGAAGCCAATGCGGGTCCGGCAGCCGTGCACATGACTATTCACATCACCCGCAAAGCGACG